GGTGGTAATGGTGGTTCTTATAATCAAGGTTTTAGTGGAGCTAATGGTGGATCTGGTGGCGGTGGCGCGTACGCAAGAGGCGGAGGAACTGGAAATACACCTCCTGTAAGTCCTCCTCAAGGAACTCCTGGTGGTTACACTGGTGGAGCATCTCCTAGTTCTTTCCGTGCTGGAATGGGTGGTGGCGGAGCTGGTGCAGCTGGCGGTGATGTAAGAGTAAGCACTGGCGGAGGTCTTGGTGGTACTGGAACAACTTCTCATATTTCGGGTTCTCCTGTAGGAAGAGCTGGCGGTGGAGGAGGCGGCGGAGGTCAATTTGGTGATTGTGCTGGCGGAACTGCTTCTGACGGTGGAGGCGCTGGCGCAGATAATAATAATGGTACTGGATCTGCTGGAACAAATAATAAAGGCGGCGGAGGCGGCGGAGCTGGCGGTCAATCTGCTGGTTCAGGTGGTTCAGGTGGCTCTGGAACTGTAGTTATTAGGTACAAGTATCAAAATTAATTTTTTATCTTCCATGCCGAGAGCAGGGAATACTTTGCTTGGCTCACTAATTAATCAAACAAATTTTATAAAAGTTACACCAAACAGTATAGCTGTTGAAATGGTTCATCGAATATTATGTATTGATCAAACAGATATTTATAAAAACTTTCCTGACAAACAAGGTTTGTTAGATGCTGCAAAAAATGCATTATATTCTTATTATGATCACTATCACTGTAGTTATGTTTTAGATAGAGGTGATTGGGGTAAACCAGGTAATTTACAATATTTAAAAGATCTCAATATACCTAGAAAATTTGTAATTTTATACAGACCAGTATTTGAATGTTTGGCTTCAACATTAAAAGCTATGAATCAATTTGATGAAAAACTTTGTGATGAGTTAATGAGCACAACATTAAATTTAGGTAATTATATTTGGAGTATAGAAAACATAATAAAAAGTAAGGAGGATTATGTTATTACTACGTATGATCAATTAGTTAACAATCCTCAAGAAACAATAAATACTATTTTTGATTTTATTGAAGCTCCTAGATATAATATAAATCTTAAAAATATTGATCAATTTTCAGTAAATAACTTGTCTTATTTTGATGATGATGTGCCATGGCACACTATTAGAACAAGTAAAATAGAGAAGAATAAGTATGATTATATGTCAATTATACCAACAAATATTATAAAAAAATACAAAAATGTGCATGACAATCTTGAAAATTTAATTAAAAAATATATAAGATAAAATAAGAAAATTAGAATGCAGTTAGAAAATTATTATTGGTGTTTTCATGGAGCTATACCATCACGAATATGTGATGATATTGTAGAATATGGAAAACAATTAAAAGAAGAAACAGGTGTTACATGGGGTTATGATAAAGACAACATGACACCTAACGAACAAAAAAAATTAGAAAAACAACGTAGCTCAAATGTTGTATGGATGGATCCTGTATGGATTTACCGTGAACTACATCCTTTAGTTCATGAAGCAAATGCAGATGCAGGATGGAATTTTCAATGGGATTTTTCTGAGCAATGTCAGTTTACAAAATACGTAGGATCAAAAAAACAACATTATGATTGGCACACTGATAGTGGACCAAGAAAAAATGAAAATGGTAAGATAAGAAAATTATCTATGACAATAGCTTTAGTGGATGGCAGTGAATATGAAGGGGGCGACTTTGAAGTAAATTTAAACGACCCTAAAACAGAATCAATTCATGTCATAAAACCTGCAAGATTAAAAGGTTCAGTAACAATATTTCCTTCTTTTGTTTGGCACCGTGTTACTCCTGTTACATCAGGCACTAGATATTCATTAGTTAATTGGCATCAAGGATGGCCTCACACATGATGACTTTTCATGAATATTTTAAAACACCAGTATACATGGAAAATTTATCTCATTGGACGGATGATATAAATAAAAAATGTGAAAAGCATTTAGATAAAATTAAAGAATCAAAAGACTATAAGGAAAGAGTAGAAAAGAAAAATTCAGATTTTGGTGAGGTGGCTCATTCGTATCCAATAGCTACAGATCCTGAACTTAAATTTTATATAGATCATATTGGTCAACGCTCTTGGGAGTTTTTAGATGGTATGGGTTTTGACTTATCTAATCACACTTGTGTCTTTACTGAGTGTTGGGTACAAGAATTTCCTAAAGATGGAGGTGGTCATCACAACTCACATGTTCATCCTAATAATCATGTATCAGGATTTTTGTATTTAAAAAGAGATGAGGACGGTCCCGTACCCGTGATACACGACCCACGGCCCGCTGCTCTTTTATCAGCTTTACCAGAAAAAGATAAAACACAAATTACTTATGCTTCACAAGCAACACATTGGAAACCTGAACCAGGTACTTTAATACTTATGCCTGCTTACGTAACACATCAATATTCTGTAGGTGGCCCTAATCAAGCGTTTCGTTTTATACATTTTAACATACAAGCTATACCTAATAATTTTATGAAAACAGAGGAGAAAAAATGAGTTTTGAAAAAGACAAGTATGCCGTTGTAAAAAAAGCAATACCAAAAGATGTTGCTGGTTTTTGTTATGCATATTTTTTAAACAAAAGACAAGTAGCAAAACACTTACAAGATACAAGATATATATCTCCTTTTGATGAAAGTTGGGGAACATGGAAAGACAGTCAAATACCAGACACTTATTCTCATTATGCTGATCTTGTTATGGAGACATTGATGGTAAGAGTAAGACCTAAGATGATGGAAGTAACAAAAATGAATTTAATTCCAACTTATACTTATGCAAGAATATACAAATATGGTGATATATTACACAGACACAAAGATAGACCATCATGTGAAATATCATGCACATTAAATCTTGGTGGAGATGAATGGCCTATTTATTTAGATCCGTCAGAAGGATTTGGTAATAAAGGTAAAAAAGTCATATTAAAACCAGGAGATATGCTTGTATATAGTGGATGTGATTTAGAGCATTGGCGTGATGCTTTTGAAGGTCAAGACTGTGGTCAAGTATTCTTACACTACAATAATAAAGCAGGTCAGTTTCAAGAAAGCAATGCTTTTGATGGCAGGCCTATGCTTGGATTACCTTCGTATTATAAAAAAGCACAGTAGACTAATTCACTTTTTATAGTTAAAATAGAGTCTTATGACTCTAGGTATTTTAGCCTTTTCAGAAGGACCATTATCATCATTAGGTAAACAGGACGCCATAGCGGTTGTTACAGGTCAAGGTTTAACAGTAGCTTTAGGAGCAGAAACTGTTGCTGTTGACGCAACAGTAGCAGTAACAGGTCAGGCTATAAATGCATCTTTAGGAGTAGCAGTTATAGACAGTGGAGCATCGGTTGGATTAACAGGTCAAAACGTAACATCAGCATTAGGGACTGTAGTTGCTAGTCCAACGGCAAATCCTGTAGTTTCTGTAAGTGGATTTGGATTAAATGCAGTTATAGGAACTTTTGCTGTAACAGCAGGTGGTCAAGTATCAATTGATGCTTCGTCTGAACCTGATTTAGATTTATTCTTAGGTGAAGAAACAGTAACCGCTAGTGCATTAGTACAGCCTAAAGGTTTAACAGAAACATTTACAGTAACAGTACAGAATGTAGGAGGAGCTAATAAATACTTTATTAACGGAGTTCAACAACCAACACTTACTCTTAGAGAAGAAGATATATTTATCTTTAGCAGTAATGATTCTTCAATGGATGCTCATCCAATTTTGCTATCAACTACTTCGAATGGAACGCACTCAGGAGGAACAGTTTACAATACTGGTGTCACTTATCAAATAAATGGATCTAATGTTTCTCAATCAGATTATATAACAAATTACTCTTCTGCAACTACAAGAAGTTTAACTATTGATGTAGCCGCAGGCGCTCCTACTTTATATTATTTCTGTAATTATCACTCTGGCATGGGTGGTCAAGCTAACACTCCTACTAATACTAACTATGATAGTGTAGAAATAAGCACGGCTCTCGGCACAGTTCAAGTTAATGCACTTGTTCCTGTTCCTGTAACAGGTCAGGCTTTATCAACTGCTTTAGGCACAGTCGCTGTAAATACAACAAGTGTAGCAGCGGTAAGTGGACAATCAATGACAGTATCGCTTGGTGCATCTATTGTAAATGCTTCAGCAACTGCGTTACCTACTGGTCAAACAATCAACACGGCTCTCGGCACAGTAGTACCAATTACAAATACAATTGTACAAGTAACAGGTCAGACAATGACCTTAACTCAAGGAGATCAAGGAGTTTATGCATGGCAGGTAGTTCCTGACTCTGGCACAAATACTTGGACAAATGTTGATGATTCTGCTACAAATACATGGCGAGATGCAGCGTAGGTAAATTATGTCAACATATTCAAGCAGACTACAGATAGAGTTAATAGGGGTAGGAGATCAAGCAAATGCTTGGGGTACAACTACAAATAACAACTTTTCACAATCATTAGAGCAGTCAATAGCTGGTGTCTATACAAAGAATATATCATCAGGAACGACAACAGTTTTAACAGACACAAATGGTCCCGCTACACAAGCAGATAACGAAAACAGACAAGCTGCTATTATATTTACAAATGCGGCAGCCAATCATATTGTTCAATTTACAGCAAAAGAAAAATTATATTTTTTACGAAATGCAGCTACAACTTATACAGTTACAGCTAGACTAGGTGCTTCAGGCAATACCTATGTCATTAATCCTCAAACAAGTGTTTTCTTGGCCACTGATGGTACTAATTGGTATGAACTCCAGACATCGGGTGGCACATGGATTACTAAAACAACTACTTATACAGCTTTAAGTGGAGATAAAATATTTGTTAATACAACTGGCGGAGCTTTTACAATTACTTTACCAGCAGCTCCTTCTACAGGAGATGAGGTAAGATTTGTAGATTTAGCGAGTACATTTGATACAAACAATTTAACAATTGGAAGAAATAGTTTAAAAATTAATGGAGCTACAGCAGATTTAACTGTAGCAACCGAAGATGCAGCTTTTAGTTTAGTATACTCAGGCGCAACTTATGGTTGGAAACTAACGGAGAAGTAATATGGCAACTTATGAATCTATCAAATATAAATTTTCAGGCACTGCTGTTACTGGCGTATTACAAGTAGCAAGTAATTTAAATGACGTTGCTGCAAAGGATACATCAAGAGATAATTTAGGTGTTGAAATTGGTAGTGATGTACAAGCTTTTATTTCTGCTACGGCAGGAACAAATGCTAACGGCACAAGAACAGTAAGTACATCTGCACCAAGTGGTGGATCTGATGGAGACATTTGGTACAAATATAGTTAAACGATCATGCCAATTTATGTAAAAGATGGTGGTACTTTTCGTGAAATAAGTTCGGATGCTGGAACTCAACTTTACGTAAGAGATAGCACATCTTTTACTAACAAAACAATTTCAAATGTTTATGTAAAAGACGGTGGCGCATGGCGAACTGTCTTTACTTTATTTGATACTACAGCTTTTCAAACTACAACTGGATCTGTTGCTGTACCAGCAAATGCAAATGCTATTCACTTTCAATTTGCTGTAGGTGGTGGCTCTGGTGGTGTAGGTGGTGCCTCTTATGATAAAGCTGGTGGTGAATCAGCAGGCGCTGGTGGTTCTTCTGGAGCTTACATATCTGATAAAGTTTTTACAGTGACAGGTGGCGAAACTCTTACAGTAACTACAGGAGCTGCTGGAACAGCTTCAGGAAATGGATATAATGAAACTGCTGGTAGTGGTGGTGCTACGTCAGTTACAGGTACAAGTTCGGGTTCTCTTTTTTCTTTGGCTGGCGGTACAGGAGGCTCTGCCTCTGGTGGCGGTGTGCAAGGACCTTTACGTAATAACTCTGCTAGTGTTGGAGGAGCAGGAACTATTTCAGGTACAGTTTTAACATCAGGAACCACTGTTGATGGTCTCAATATAACAACATTTAATACTGGCCCTGTTGGTACTTTTAATCAATCAGGTAGTGGTAATGCAGGAACAAATCCAGGTAACTGTAGTGGAGATAACTGTCAAATAGCTGGTGGAGTAGGAGGATCTTCTTATGCAGGTCCTGGCGCTGTATCAGGTGGATCTGGTGGCCCAGCAGGTGGAAGTTCTTCGGCTGGAACAAGAGGCTCTGGCGGTGGAGGAGGCGGTGCGGAACCCGTATCAAGTGCTAGTGCTGGTGGCGCTGGTGAAGTTTCGTATAGATTTATGAGGATTGCATAATGCCTTTAACAAAGATAGCATTTGCTCCTGGTATTGATAAACAAGATACCGAGTACGGAGCGGCAGGACGTTGGACTGATTCGGATATGGTACGCTTTCGTTATGGCTTACCAGAAAAACTTGGTGGGTGGATTAAATTAATTAATAGTACTTTAGTTGGTGTTGCACGAGACATGCATGCATGGACTTCTTTAGATGGTGTACGGTACACGGCCATCGGAACAGATAGAAAACTATATATTTATACGGAAGGACTTGCTTATGATATTACACCCATAAGAGACACAGGTTCTATTACGGGTTTTGAAACATTTTCTAATACAACAGTTACAGTTACCGACCCAAGTCACAATGCAGAGGTCGGAGATTTTGTAACCATATCAAGTACATCAGGTGCCGTTAACGGAATACCTGCAGCAACGATGGATGCTGAATATCAAATACTAACAGTTCCTACTGCTAATACTTACACTATTACTACGGCAACTGCGGCTACAAGTACAGGAACGTCAACTGCTACAGCGACAGCAACCTATCAAATATCTGTTGGTACAGCCGTATCACAATATGGTTATGGTTGGGGTACATATGAGTGGGGTAAAGAAGCATGGGGCACGCCTCGTTCTACGTCTAACGTTACAATAGAAGG